CGTGCACTGGGGAAGTTCTTAAGCCGCACCGCGGTAAAGGAAGATTTACTGGATTTGCTACCAGGCATGCCGAATCTTTGTGTGGGCTTTAACCCCATCCTCTATGGAGCTGATGAAGAGAAAAGGGAGTTGAAGCTAGCGGGCGACCCATGGTTGAAAACGATGATTGACCTGATGCAGGTTGAAGATGTGCAGGAGGTGGAATTGATCGAAAGTGTGGTGTCGAACGAATGGTTCAGAACTCATCTCCCTCAATGCGAGCTTGAAGGTGTTAGGGCCCAGTGGGTACATAAGATATTAGCCAAGGAGTTCAGAGAGAAGCGAATGGGGTATCTTGTGTCGGAACAGTTCACTGATGAACACTCAAAGCAGATGGGTAGACAGCTAACTAATGCCGCTGAGCGTTTTGAAACCATTTATCCGCGTCATCGTGCATCAGATACCGTGACTTTCATTATGGCTGTGAGAAAGAGGTTGAGGTTCTCGTGCCCCATGAAAGAGGCCGCTAAGTTGCAGCAAGCAATGCCCTACGGACCCTTTCTCTTGAAAGAGTTCCTGAGCCGTGTGCCACTGAAACCTGCACACGATCCACGCATGATGGAAGAAGCGAAGTTCGAGTTCGAGGAGAAGAAAACAAGCAAGAGTGCAGCCACTATTGAGAATCATAGCAACCGTTCGTGCAAGGATTGGCTAGCAGATGTGGGCCTAGTCTTTTCGAAGTCCCAGCTGTGCACAAAGTTTGATAATAGATTTCGAGATGCCAAGGCAGCGCAAACGATTGTGTGCTTCCAACATTCAGTACTCTGTCGCTTCGCGCCCTACATGAGATATATAGAGAAGAAGCTGCACGAGGCATTGCCGGAGAGATTCTACATACATTCAGGCAAGGGTTTGGGCGAGTTGGACGCATGGGTGCGGCGTGGCTCTTTTGGAGCTCTGTGCACAGAGTCTGATTACGAGGCGTTCGACGCTAGTCAGGATCAATACATTATGGCCTTTGAATTATGCCTCATGCGCTACCTTGGTTTACCAAATGATCTTATTGAGGATTATCGATACATCAAGACACATCTGGGATCTAAGTTGGGTAACTTCTCCATTATGAGATTTTCCGGCGAAGCAAGCACTTTTCTATTTAACACAATGGCCAATATGCTCTTCACTTTCTTGCAGTACAGTCTTAAGGGTGACGAGCGCATCTGCTTTGCGGGTGACGACATGTGCTCGAACAAGAAGTTGCATAAATCTGCAGAACACTCAGGCTTCTTAAGCAAATTGAAGTTGAAGGCAAAGGTGTGCCATACCAACAATCCCACTTTCTGTGGCTGGAACCTCTGCCCAGACGGTATTTTCAAGAAACCGCAATTGGTCCTAGAGCGGATGTGCATTGCCAAGGAGACGAACAACCTGGTTAATTGTATTGACAATTATGCCATCGAAGTTTCTTACGCATATCTCATGGGTGAGCGTGCGCGCGAGAGGATGAGTGAGGAAGAGGTGAGCGCTTTTTATAACTGCGTGCGAATAATTGTGAAAAACAAGCATCTTCTTAAGTCCGATGTGCGGCGGATCTACGAAACGAGCATTGATTGATAGCTTAGGTGTTAGCTGTAGGATTGTAGATGGATGTGTTAGTTAAGTATTTAGATAAATATAAGTTCAAGCGTGTACGTAGTGATCTTAGTATTCCTGTGGTGATCCATTCTGTGCCTGGTGCGGGCAAATCCAGTGTGATTAGAGATATAATTAGAGCAGATAGACGTTTTGAGGCTTGCACGTACGGTAAAGCTGATCAACCCCATATTTCTGGCAAGTGGATCCTTAGCGCCCAATCTTTTGTGGCAACTAGTAGCTTCACCCTAGTGGACGAGTACCTCGAGGCCGCAGAACCACTTGAGGCGTTTGCACTTTTCGCAGATCCTATACAGGGAGGTCAGGGCAAGGTATTGGCCCCACATTTTGTTAAAACTGAGAGCCATCGCTTTGGCAAGTGCACAGCACAGCTTCTGCGGGAGTTGAATTTCGACATTACAGCTGAGGGTGAGGATCTAGTCCAAATCAGGGGTATCTACGAGGTAGATCCACGCGATACCATTGTGTTCTTTGAAAAAGAAGTAGGTGAACTTCTCAGTGCACACGGACTCCTGTGTTACTGTATCGACGAAGTGCGTGGTCAAACATTCGAAAGCGTTACATTCGCAACTTCCGAAAGCAAACCTGTGCTCGACCCAGCTAGAGCGTTTCAGTGCTTGACTCGACATAGGAAGTCACTACTGATCCTCAATCCAGATGCCACTTACACCGCCCCCTAATTACACTCAGACATACCTTGCGGCAGCCTTAGGACTTTCAGCGGCGGTGCTCGTTGGGCTTTTGACTCGCGCCACACTTCCACACGTCGGGGATTTGCAGCATAGCCTTCCGCACGGCGGAAAGTACAGGGACGGGACAAAGTCGGTTGATTATTGCTCCCCAAGGAAACTGAATTCTGTGGAGCAGGAGCCGACGTGGAGGTGGTTGGCTTGGCCTCTAGTTATTCTACTGTGTTGCGTGATTATATTGCGGAGCAGGAACCCCAC